AAGAATTCTTTTTAAGTTAATCATATCAAATAATCACATCTACACCCTACACCCTACCCATTAATTCATTAACATGAAGTGCTCTAGATGTGGAAGATCGTCCCACACTGTTGAAAATTGTTACGCCAAATCCGATATCAGTGGTGGAGAGATAATTAAAAAACATTTTGTTTACAGCCTTAATCTAGAAGGAGGAAGAAAATATGTTGGGAAGACTGATAATATAAAAAGAAGACTGGATGAGCACTATAGTGGAAATGGTGCCACATGGACTAAGAAATACAAACCTATTAGTGTAAATCACGTACAGGTTTGTAAATCTTCTGAAAGCCAAGCAAAGGCAGAAACCATTGTATACAATAAAATGGCTTCTTACCATGGCAGTGGTGTAAGGGGAGCTTGGAATACATCGTCGGGTTGCTCTAGATGTGGAAGGGAGTCACATAAAGCAAACCGATGTTATGCAAAAACTCATGAAAACGGAAACTATATTGAAGAGTATGGATCTGAATCTGAGTATGATTATTAATAAAATAATTTTAAATATTATTTAAAATCCAGAGTTTGTTTACATTCATTGTTCTGGCAATATGTATCTTCCTGAATTACAAAGCTTAATTTAAATATGTTTTAAATATGTAATGTAAAATATAGACTAAAATGTCCTGGACCAACCAAAGCAGTTTTATCAGCACGGGTCAAGCAAACAGTGGCACACAGAGTCTTTATCACGATGGATCTGCAATAGCATCTGGTCCTATATTGGACATGCCTTCTTTTGATGCTTCCGGTGATTTTACTATTGAATTTTTTAATTATTATACAGGGTCTGGTCTTGTGTCACCCGTAACCGTATACGACCGAACTTCAACAAGGTATATAATTTTCTGGCCAGCAGGTACAAATTACTATGTACAGTGGTCGACTACAACTGGCATAACATACAGAAATTTCGCAGTCTCCCCAACTATGGCAAATAGATGGGTACATATGGCTTGTTCATATGAATTAGCTACAGACACTATGCATCTTGCGGTAGATGGCGCTGTGACTTCATACGCATCAATTTTGCTGAATAATGATTTCAGAACTTCAACAACTTTAGAGGCTCATTTTCATATCTGGCCAAATAGTCCATCAAGTCGTATAAATACTGGATATGTTGATGACTTCAAAGTTTCGAATACAGCTATTTACACCGCAGCATACACTGTTCCAGACGCAACTACATGGACATCCGCTTCACCAACCCTTGTTTACGATGATATGGAACCTGCTACGGGTAGTATAACTGCAACAAGTTACACACACATATGTGATTTATCATGGGATGCAGTTTCTGGAGCAACATCATATAGATTAACCCAGACTCCAGATGGTGAATCTGAAACAACCATATTGGATTCTTCTCCTGCTTTGTTATATAATGCATTGAATTTGAGTCCTAACACTTCTTATACTTTCAACCTGTACACCAACTTAGACACGGAAACACCAGTATATACTGTAACAGAAACAACACCTTCCATTTCGTCAGCTTCTGTATTAAGTTTACTTACAAGAATCACAAATGATATAACATCTTTGAGTGATACCGCTGTTTCTGAAATAGAAGTGATTTTATCGTCTATACTTTCTACTGATGATGTGTTAACTACAAGTTTAGGTGACGCAATATTTATAGCCAATTCTGGTAGTTTCGTATCATCAGGTGAGGCACAGAATGTATTAACTCCATTCCAAACATCACTTGGTACAGGTCAATCTATTAATATTACACTTGGTTCTATTGTTTACACAGTAAATTATGATAATGCAACTGATAAAATTACATTTAATGGTTCAAAATATAGCATTGGAGATGATCTTGTAATTGGTAATTATAGAATAAACATTAGAGACATTTAATTTTAGGGAGACGAATCTCGACCTTGATATTATTATTTTTTATTATGATTTTTATTAAATATCTTCATAAATTTCAACTAAAATAAAAACAAGAACATAAAGAGAAAAAGATACCCACTCTATAATCATTTTAAATATACTAATATAAATAAATATCATTATATTTTAAAGGATAAGATCGTATTCAGAAAGAATACCATAGAACTCTTCTCCACCAATCTCTCTCTTTTCAATAAGAGTCCTACTGACTTCTTTGATGACAACATTATTCTCCTCTACAGTTTTAAGAGCATCCTTGTAAGTAGCCTCAAGGATATCCATAACATAACTAGAAACGGACTTTTCAGGTACAGAGATACTTCCACCAAGGCCATATTCATCTACCATATCACGTGCAATCTTCTTAGCCCTCTTGATATCAGAAATTGCACCAGTTGTTACATTTTCTTTCCCTAGGAAATACTCTTCACCAGCCCTTCCAGCAAGTAGGGTCCTCAGTTCACTGCGCAACATAGAGTAGTTAGACATACTCTTCTCTTCTGGTGAGAAAAGAGTAAAACCTCCAGCACCACTTGAAGATGGTATACAACTAATCCTAGATACACGGTGGTAATCCTTCTCTAGGGCACCTACAACTGCGTGAGCTGCCTCGTGGATAGCAACGATATTGTCTGTTTCGTCGCTTATGACAGCATCCGGTCTGCGGATACCAACAGTCATCTTGTCAAAAGCTTCTTCTATGTCAGAAGTCTTAATACTATCACGCCCATAACGTACTGCAAATATAGCAGCTTCGTTCATTAGACCACCAAGGTCGGCACCACTAAAACCGATAGTCTGCTTTGAAAATGGAGTAAGATCTACATCAGAGTCAAGCTTCTTATCGTTCACGTGAGACTTGAGAATCTCAAGGCGTGCCTCAACATCTGGGAGTCCGATAGATATCTTACGGTCCATTCTTCCCGGTCGAACAAGAGCTGGGTCAAGTCCTTCTGCTCTATTGGTAGCACCCATTACAACAATACCGTCGTTACGACCAAACCCGTCCATTTCACTCAGAAGCTGGTTCAAAGTTGCCTCTCTTTCGTCGTTACTCTGCCCTGGTCCACCACCTCTGGCTCCACCGATAGCATCGATCTCATCGATAAATACTACACATGGGGCTCTTTTACGAGCATTTTCGAATAGCTCTCTTACACGCTTTGGTCCATTCCCTACATAAATAGATACAAATTCAGCACCATTGCAAGAAATCATTGGTACACCAGCGCTTGAAGAAATAGCCCTTGCAAGCATTGTCTTACCACAACCAGGAGGAGATGATAGAAGAACACCTCTTGGAATTTTAGCACCAATAGCATCGTACTTTTCAGGCTTAGTAAGGAACCCGATAACTTCTTCGACTTCTCTCTTAACATAATCAATACCAGCCACATCGTCAAGAGTAACATCTTGATCTTCGTCAACTGTTCCTACAGGTGCACCGAGTTGATTTCCACCACCTGGCATTCCTGGCATACCTTGAGTACCAATAAAACTCAAAAATGATGCCAGTAATGAAATAGAAAAGTACGTAAATACAAATGGTAGCAATGCCTTCACTGTTTCAAAAACAAAACCCGCGGCTGTTTCAGCTACATTAAGAACAGTCTGGAAGTCTACACTACTTACTGTACTTACAGCTCCCTGGATACAAGCAGGATCTACCATATCTCCAGCGTTTACAATACAAGAAGGGTCTAACATATTAAGACCCATCTTCTTTACATTCACAGGCTTAGAACTAAATGGAGATCTACTTGAAGTTTTACCAATCTTATTCTTGGTAACCGAACTAGGTCCTGTTACAATGAAGCCATTAGTAGTATGCGAAAGAAGAAGCAGACCGATGAGGCTGAGAGAAGAGGTCTTCGCTGAGGCCTTCATATTAGGTTTTGGTGTTAAAATATTGTGTTAGGTAGGGGGGGTTGTATTTATCTAAAAATAAATAATTATAATCAGATTAAATATTTTAAGAACAATTAAATAAAATCTCGTATATCGAATAGGTTTGGAGTTAAAAGATGAGTACCATCTGATATTTCATGTAAAGTAATATTTTTATCAGAGAACATAAATTCTACACCTTCTTGTGGTACAAGTCCGTCTTTTTTTGAACATACTAGTAATATTTCACAATCTATTTCATCTTTTATAGCATTTATTGTTGTATCTTTTGCTTTTTTTATCCACTCTAAAATACGATATTCTTTAAAAATATGTGGAATAAATAATTGATTAAAAAGCATATAAAAATAACTAAGTGAATTTTCAATTTTCATGTTAGGGAAGTCTTCGTTCATACATATGATACTTTCATATATGTCTATGACTCTGGGTGAATTTTTTAAAACAGAAGATGGTGCAACTGTGAAATTACCATATTTATCGTCATCAAGTTCCCAAAAAGCAGTTGCCGAATTTATTAATACAATTTTTTTAATTTTATCTTTTTGAATATTTTTTATTGAATTTATACATACTATTGCCCCACATGATTCACCCACAAAAAAAAATTCATCATAATTTAAATCTTTTATAAAATTACTGACAGATGAACATACTTCTTCTAGATTAGTATGATTTTCATCTTTACTTATCAAAGTATAAGTATCTATATCTGAAACTCTCATTATAGATGGATATATACTTAAACCAGACATATCCAGTCCAGGTATAAAAAATACACATTTAGAATTATCAATACCAGATTTATGTGCAACAATAAGATCATTAGATATATGTGAAAATTTATTAAATTGAGGTAGGTCTAGTAATGTGAATTTACTGAAAATTATAGGTGGTAAGAATGATAATAGCCTCATAATATATAGATGTGTTAGATATAAAGATCCAACAAACCAAATTTGGCGTTTTAAAAAAACATTTTCATATCCCATAAACTAATTTTACTGGAATATGAACCATCATATTCTTCTACCTTTTCGGGGTTTCTCCCCATTCTCTTTAGAAATGTATACAAGAAGAGACTAGCTTCTTCTTCGTTTCCATCTATTGTGCTCCATCTTGTAGGTAGGTAGTCAATATCTACCCTGTCGTATGAATCGTCCATTAGATCATTCATATTGTCGACACTTGATTCGGTCAAGAAATCAAATATATTGCTTTGTTTACCCTTCATATCACCGAATACACATTTATCAATAGCATATTCATCATATACTGATGTCAGGCTCATCCCATCATCTCTCTTGAATTTAAAGATAAACTTTTTATCCATGGTTCAGATGAACTTCAGAGATGTGAGCTTCAGGTGAGGTTCAGATGAAGAGTGAATCATGTGGGTACTTATCATTTCTTTAAATATTCCTTAAATTTAGCTATTCTTTAATATTTATTCTTATTCTTAGATTCTTTAATCTTTATTCTTAGTAAACTATTCTTTAACTAGTAATTCTTAAACACTACCCAAATACCAAAGAATAAGAGGATCAAAGTGACCACTTGAATTTTGCTTTGGTTTTGATACCTGATTATTTGGAATTTCTATTACTGAAATTCTTGGAATTTTTGTATTAGTTCCAATTCCTATAATGTCATCAATGTGGTATATAGATTTTCCATTTGGTGCTTGAGTTGATCTGATAAGTCCTGCATTTCTCCACCTTACTATTGAGGAAGTAGAGCACCCATATAGTCTCTTGGCAACAGAAGCTGTTACGTATGCCATATTAGTATAATGAGGATAAATGTTGATACCAATAAACTAAAACTTAAATTTTTTTTATCTTTTGATTATTTATAAATAGAATGTCTTTAATTTCACACTATAGATTTGATGAGGCTACTGCTACATTAGGTGAAGATTCACAAGGGTCACGTGACATGACAAACACAGGAGTAGTCTCTGCCACAGGTACTTACGGTGATTGTGCTTATTTTGATGGGTCATCTTATCTAAATCTTGGAGAATCAAGTGTCCATGCTTCCATGAAAGACAGAGAAAGTCGTTCTTTCTCTTGTTGGTTCAATTCTGCAGGCGGTGGAGGGATTCACAGTAATGGTATAGGTAATAGCAATAATAGGAGATACAAGGCAAGAGTTTCATCAACTGGTACACTTGTAATGGACTATAGAGGTAGCACTATAAATGGTTCAACTACAACCGTTGACGGTACATGGCATCTTTATGTAAGTACTTTCGAGGAGTCAGCTAATTCTGGAACCTTATACCTTGATGGTGCTAGCGAAGGCACCAGAGGCAGTTTGTTTTTAGATACATATGATAGTGATTTTAGTATTGGAAGAGATCCTGATACCGGTGGTAGTTTGTATACTGGTTACCTATCAGATTTCAGGCATTTCAGTGGCGTACTTACTAGTACACAAATAGCTAATTTGTATGCTAACGGACCCTTGGATGCTTTTCTACCATCTATTTCTGCTACAATGTACACACATCTTGCCGATATATCCTGGAACCCACTATCCGGAGCTACTAACTATACTGTAACTCAAACAGAAAATTCTGGTACAGAGGATACTATTGTATCAGAAACTACCGGTTTGTCTTTCACAAGTAAAGAAATAAACCCCGGTTCTTCATACGAGTTCAAGCTTTACTCTGACTTGGATGCTGTAACAGCTGCTGTTACCACAACAGAATCTGCCCCTGCTATTTCTAACTCTACTGTTTCTGATTTAGCTGTAAGAGTTGAAAACGATTTTACTGAGATTTCAAGAACTGCGTTCGATGAAATAGATCTTACCCTTGTAGATGTTCTATCAACAGGAGATGAAGTAACAGTTCATAGTGGAGATGCTGTTTTTATTGAAGATTCTGGTACTCTAGAAGCTACGGGTAAGAATGTACTCACACCATTTCTT